CTCCAGATTCAACAAAACCAAGAAATATTTCTGTCATATTTCAGATACTGGCAAAAAATCAAGCCAAGAATGATGGAAGTGTTGAACCAGCGAATAAAAATATAAAAATTTATTCGTTGTCTGCTGGGGGGACACCTGGCACCACAAGAAATAAAAAAATGTTAGACTGTTGCGATATTTATCTACCATCTACTTGCTTCAAAGAAGAAGATATGAAAATTTACAACAGTTTTGAAGAACTACCTAATTTGAAAGGGTATGGAGTTGTTTTTTTAGAAATGAAAGAAAAAATGATAAGTAAAGCCTTGACAGTCGATTGGGCAAAAAAAAGTTTTTTATCAACCAACTTGTCGTACAATTTACGAACAAGTATCATTCTAAAACAGCTGTTATGAATTTTTTGATGTCAAGTAATACAGTATCTTTGTTTATCTTGATACAATTTCCACATTTGATGTTTTCTTCATTTATTACAACAGTAGTGTCTAGCTTGAATGTTCCAGAACTACTTCTTTGAGTTATAGTTTTTGTTGGAAAAGTAAGAAGTTTTTTCTTACTTTTGTAAGTTATTTCGTCAAAATTTTTGAAAATAGTTAGATAAATACAGTCTGGAGCTATATCTACGAAAATCATAAATTTTGCCCCAAACCACGGACTTAACCCAAGTTCGTGTTGAAAACTTGGATTTTTGGAACCTTGTAAAGCTGTTTTGATTTCCACATTAATTCCAAGAATTTCACCATCGCAACCAGAAAGTCTTGTTTTAGTACCATCACAACAACAACGGATGTCTACAAGATTACAAGTTCTTTCAACGAATTTTTCTCCAAAAACCCCAACATTATTAGCTTGAAGATGTCTTAAGTTTTTATAAATACTATTCTTCCATATATCACATTCTTCTTCTTTCGATTTTTGTTCTGATATGATATCTTCGATTATATTCGTGTCGTAAGTAAGCATTCTTTGTATTTTAAGAAATTATATCGATATTTTTTCATTTTTTTCACAAAAACACACTTTTTTCTAGAATTCCATAGAAAATTCTAGAAATATATTTTAAAACTTTTTTATTTTTTCTAGTTTATATATTTTCTATAGAATTATGAAAAAAGTGTGTTTTTTGTTGAATTTCTTCGAATTTATTGAAGTTTCTTCAATTTAAAAAGAATACGTGTAATGTACGTAATATGGAAAAGTTCATTCTTGAATTACAAAGCGTTCAGTCTTCTAACCTAAGAATCCTCTTCGAAGTTCTTAAAGACGTTCTCCTTACAGACATCAATATAATCTTTATGCCTGACGGTATCAAAATCGTCGAATTAGACGGTGGAAAAACCTGCCTTATCCACCTTGTTCTTGAAAAAAAAGCGTTCGAAATTTACAATTGTACTAGGAAGATAGTAGTAGGAGTTAACAGTAATAACTTCTATAAAATTATCAAGACTGCTAAGAACAGCGATACTATCTCATTCTTCGTGTCGGAAAATGACCCCAATTCTTTACGTATTAGGATGGAAAATAGTGAGAAAAACAGAATGTTTGAGAGCGTCATACGTCTCCTCGATGTCGATTTCTCTAACCACGAAATCCCTGATGTAGAATTCGAAAGCGTCATAGTATTACCATCAGTAGAATTCCAAAAAATCTGCAAAGATATGAATTCTCTTGGTATAGGAAACAAGGTGGAGATAAAAAGCATAGGAGAACAGTTGATTTTTTGCTACAAAGGAGACTTCTCAGAACAACGTATAGTGCTAGGGAAGTGTGATAACACTCGTTCTGGAAATGCAGGGATTATTCAAGGAGTTTTCAATCTGAAATTTCTACTATTATTCACCAAAGCTACCAATCTTTGTAATGCTGTATCCATTTACCTCAAAAACGATTACCCTCTCATCTTGGAATACTCAGTAGGAAGTCTGGGAAGTCTCAAATTTATCCTCAGTAATATCGTAGAACAGTAATATCGTAGAACAGTAATAGCAATATCATCAAATATTTTTTAACTAATCGTCTGTTCGCGTATTTTTTAGTTAAAAAATAAATTAGCTTAGACTAACAGAGATGTCTATTAACATTCAAAGAGAAACAGGCAATAAAACACTTAATGTTAGTAATTTACGAGGAGATTCTTCAAAAGACGTTATGGAAGCAAGTATTAGCAAAGGAGAAGGAAATTCGTTTCACGACGAAATGGGGCTAGAATACTTCGCCAATAAATCAAAAGAAGAGAAACCTCAAGAATTCGAAGCAGACTCCGAGAGTGTCGCCGAAGGCACTTCCTCAAGGGGGTCTTTGGGAGGCTACGAGGGGGACTACGGAGGAGAAAACGAAGTTATAGAACCTTACGTCTCGTTCGAAGAAGAGCAAAGTCTTAGGTCCAGATACCTCGCTCAGCTCAAAAGACTCCATTCCAGGGGCTACGTAAGTTCTAGAAGATTTGGACCAGAAGACCGTTCAAGTGTTATAAAAGGAGAAATCGATAGGCTAAAGAAAGAAAAGGAGATAGAGAGTGGTGTAAATTACTGTAAACAAGGGCTAGTGTTCTTTGCTAACACCATAGAAATGGTAAATAGGAATTTGCCAAACTCTCCTGCTAGTCTTGACGGATGGAGTGCTCAAATTTTGAAAACCCAGGACGATTACGACGAAGTCTTTGAGGAAATTTACTGTAAATACGCTGGAACTATAGAAATGGGTCCAGAGATAAAGCTAATCACTATGATTGCTAGCTCAGCATTCTTCTTCCATCTCAATAAGATGCTTGTAGATAAGGCTGCTGGCGGAGCAGGCGGGGTTTCTGACATCATCGACTTGATGAATAAAGAGAAAAAAAGTCGAGGAGGTATGATGTCTGGACCTAGCTTAGAATCAGAAGAACTTCTCAGAAAATTAAGCAATGATGACTATGATGTGTCGAGTTGTAGTAGCAGCGAGGCTGAAGTTGTAGCCCCTAAGAAAAGGAAACCACGTGGACCTAACAAACCAAAAGCAAAATAATTTTTTTGTGTGTTAATAACAAAGGATGAACTACGCAAATCTTGAAGAAGCTTTCGCTTTTTACAATAGCTCAAATTTCGACGAAGAATTAGAAACGATTCCGGTTGTTTTAAATGAAGAAAACCCTCAAGAAATCACTTCGATTTCGAAAGAAACTACAGGTATTGCCCGTCCTGCGAGCGTCTGTAATTGTTGTTCTGATAAAAGCCCTTACGATATCAGCAATATGATTATCATACTACTTCTCATAATCATCTTCTTTAAAAAGTAAAAAAACTAACAATATTTGAATTTTATTGTTAGTTTTTGTTGATTTTATTAATTTTTTTGTTTTGTTTGTCAGAATTACATCAAGTTCCATATGGTTAAACCCTGGTCCATTTGTTCTTCGTCGACGAGGAAGTTCTCCTTGAGAAGTATTTCGTCTGAGTTTTCTTGAAGAATTTTCACAAAATCTTTCTTAGCCCTCACGATTTCTTCCTTTGAAACACACCCAGACATCAATACAGTTCCTGTTCTGAAAAATAATATAGAAACTTTTTTGCTTTCTTCTGGGTAGTACATCTTCAAAGAAAGTCCTTGATACCCTGATTCTTTGTTGAGATAGGATTCTAAGTCGTACTTTTTACAAAGTATGTCATTTAACGCGTTCTTGTTGAAGAAATTTCCGCAAGGAGAAGCTACTGTAAATTTACAGTTAAGATTAGACATCTGAAGATTCAAATTTTCCAATTTTCCAATTTTCTCTAGGCAAGAGTAGTCTGTCAAGAATTCTCCAGAAACAGGGATAATACACTCAGGGTTTTGTGTGATAGTTTTAGTTATAGTCCCTACAGTATCCCCATAGGAGTTTTCTATCCTTACTACTGTTTCAGATTCTTGGATTAGTTTCTTACCTTTGAGTATTACATTTTTTCTTTTGTAAACCGAATTGTAAGTGTAATATCCTACTTCTTCCCCAGACTTATTGAATATTTTTTTGATACAGTCTTTGAACTTGATAGAGACGAAGTAGTCTCCTTCGATTACAGTGTTTTCTTTGTCGATGATATGGTCTTCGTGCTTCTTGAAGCCGATAACACGAACTTTCCCGTCAGAGTCAGGGTAAGAGTAGATTTTAGTCATTTCGAACCTATTTTTTTCTTTACAAGAAGAATATTTTTCATAATTTTTTTTATCGTAAAGCACATCATTGATTACAAGAATTTCAATTTTTTCTTCACCTCGTATCTTCGCAAGTTGAAGATTGAGTATATCCATAGTATCTTGAGCATTTTTCAGGGTTTTGATACCGCTGAAATGAAGGTTTCCATTGCCAAAAATTTTCACATTAACTGTTTTTTCAGGAGTTTTCACTATCAAAGTTATTTGGTTGAAGAATGACCTGTTATTTGAGATATTTCCCTTGGTATTACCGTGGAATTTAGCTCCAATAACTGCGTCATTTATTTCAAGTTTTTCAAAAAATTGATGAAGGTCTATCTCGCTGTCAATTTTTCCACAACAAATTCCTGTTACGATACTGGTTTTACTTACTGCGAGCATTGTACTCATTTAAAAAAAATATAAAAAATTAATCATTTTTTTTACTTCTTTAATGATTTAACAGATATCTAGAGGTCTTCTTTCGGTATCGCGAGTGATAGTAGACTGATTCCAAGGACCATTTGCTACTTCTGGGATGACAGGGTCAGGACGAATGCTCATATTAGCATTTCTGTTAGAACTTCCAACAGTATTGATGCCAATGTTGAATCCTGCTGTTAGGAAATTATTAGAATCTAGACTAGGGTCAGCAAGAGGGAATTGCCTGTTGAAATTGTCGACTCCTTCCGGGGTCATAGGAAGAAGGTCTTCTGCAGTGATTTCTGCAGAACCTTCTCCTTCGAATTCATTGCCTGCAAATGGTTGTTCAGAAGATTCAACCATAGGAACTTCTCCTTCTGTAGGGATTTTAGAGTAAGCAGAAGCGATATCAGCTAGTCCTTCCTTGATTTCTCGATGTTTAACGACAATGTAAATAATTACAGCTAAAACAGCCAAGATAATGACTATCTGGACGATACTTAATTTTTTAGGCAAATACTTGGTGATACTGCTGAAGTCCATTATAATAACCTAATATAAAAAAAATTTCAAAAAATGCGCAGTTTATTCTTCTTCAAAAAAATCCAAATTATCTTTTTCTTCTTCTTGGATTTCTTCTTCCTCGCATTCGTCAAGAAGAACGCAAGAATCTGGTTTAATCCTGACTTCTTTGCCGATTTTTATACTCAATACTTTGAATAGAGGCAGTATCAAAGACTTTACGTAGGAGAGAGCCTTGATTTGGAGAATACAATTCCCAACGTAAGGGAATGAAATTGGAGCAGAGGTTTCTTCATGTAATAAGTCAAAAAAAGTAGAATCTCCCATATCGAGGTTCCGAAGATAGACTTCTCCTTCTACTAAACTCATCAAACCCAAAGATTCTCTTATTTTCTCTTCAGAAAACTTCTTTCCTTTGAAGAATTTTTCTGAATTTTTTGACAAAGTAGATACAAAAAAATCCTGTAAATCTTCTAGAAAACTGTAAAACAAAGGTTCTTTTATGATATTAAACCTCACAGTGTCCTTGGAAAGTATCTCCAATTTAGGAGATTGGAACGATAAAGGTTCTCCTTGGTATTTGACCGCAGAGGAGTACCCCCCAGATTCGTCCCTGCATTTTTCAGGGACATCTACAGTTATTTCGCTTATACAAACGTTCTTGTATTTCAGATTTACCATCACTATTGTTATTAGTAAATCTAAATTTTTTGAATTTCTAACGCGTAAGATTTAAAATTCTAAATTTTTTCTAAAGTGTTCTGGATACACGTGAAGTTTTTCCTTGATATATTCTTTATTTTTCTTAAGCAAATCCCTTGTAGACTCCAGGTTGATTTTACGCAAATTTTCTTCTGCCTCTACCATACTAATCCTTTGAGGAGGCAAGATAATCCCCTGACTCTTCTTCCTGCTAAACAAGGTTTCAATGTCTTCTAAAGGTTGTTCAACATTATTTTTCTTCATAGTTTTCATTATTTTCTTGAGTTTAGGCAATGGTATGTCCTTTTCAGAAGTTTTAGACTTGAAGTTAGCAAGATTGCCTGTATACTTCCTTGAGTCTTCTATGATAACGCCGCCGTATTTAGCTATCCCTCCACGCCCAAGGCTCGAATGAGCTTCTAAAGATTCGGGTTCCGAGAAGACCTGCAGTGCTTTATTAACATTTTTTCTTGCTTCAAATACTTCATTGAAATATTTTAAATTAAATTTCTTTTTTCCAAAAATATTTTCAGGAACAGTTAAATTGTTAGAATATTCTGTTTCTGTAGAGATTTCTCTCGGTACGCCGAAAGGAACATCGTCGTTAGGGAAAAGCATCTTCCTTGTTTCAGGGTCTTCGAAGTTTGTAGTGAAAAAGTTCCTGTCTTCTCCATAAATCACAGGTTCATTTCGCTGGTCTTTGAGTTCTTGAAGAGTTACGCACTTTGAATCGTCGTGTGTAATTATTTCTAAATCATCCTTGATGAACAGGTAGCACTCCTTGAGAATTTTGAAATCTACGCCCTTGACGCTACCTTCCTTAGAGTCTTTTTTAATCTTATCAGGATGAAACTTCAAAGCAAGAGCGTGGTATTTTTTCTTGATATTTTTCAAACTGGTGTCTTTCTTGACTCCAAGAATTTTATAGGGGTCTAAATTATTAAGTTTCATATACTTCCTTCTTTCTTCGGAGTCCCACATTATTACACAGTCCTTCGTTAATTAAAAATAATGTAGAATATTATTACGATTATCAATCGCAATTTCTTCAATTCCTGGTGTCTATACCACCAGGGAATTCCAACAAATTCTCAGAAACAGGAGGATGTTCTAGATTTTCAAATAAGTAGAAGCTTCTTGAATAGAAAGGAACAGTGTCTTCCCTGCAAGTTTTCTTATTAGGTTGGAATTCGGGTTTAGTGATAGAGTCTACGTCGTAAGGGCTTACAGAAATGTATGGAAATGGGGCAAGGATATCTTCTTTTGGAGCAGAGAATTTCACAGTCTTGTATTCTACGAATTTTTTAGAATCAACGTCCCTGACTAAAACTGGAGTCTTTTTGGAAGGAGAATTTGCGACAAACTTGTTTGTTTCGCTTAAATCGGTGTAAGAAGTGCCGTACATCTGATTAGAATCCTTTTACAATTAGATTATAAAATAAATTCTAAAAAATTATTTTGTATTTGTAATACTATAACAAGTATGGATCCAAGTAAAACGAGCAAAATAGTTGACTTCCATAAAAGCAATCCTCTTCTTAGCAAGGTTATCATAGGGTCTACAGGGATTCTTAGAAAGATTACAGGCAAGGAATCTGCTGCTAAAAAACAATCTATCGCCAATATAAAAGAGAGAGCTACGATAGACGCCATACTTGGATCTAACAAGGTTCTTAACAAGGCATCTGTTAGTATGCTAATGAATAAGCTAAGTTCTTTAGATTCTGATAAAAGTAGCCAAGACTTGCGTAAGAAGGTCGTCGAAAAACTCAAGTCAGACCAGAAGAAACTTAAAGAACAGTCTATGTCTATGTCTATGTCTATGTCTGTATTGAGTCCTTCACGTGCGATGATGAGTCCTTCTGCGAAGAGCAGCACAAGTTCCAAGAAGAGCAGCGGATCTGCTAAGAGCAGCACAAGTTCCAAGAAAAGCTACGAAGCAAATGAGCACTTGCCTGTGATGCGATACAAAACTTCGTACATCTAAATTTATTTTAGAAATTTATTTTATATTTCTATGATAACTACGATGCTAAGCTATATCTTAAGTTTCTTCAAAAAGCAAGAAAAATTCCAAAACGACGAAGACCCCAAGGAAGTCGTTCTTACCCAAGACCAATCGAAATTACCTGGAGAATACAAGCTTTATCGCCCAGAACAAGACCCTCGCTTCTTGAGAACACTAGAAATCACTAGAAAGGAACGAGCAGACGACCAGGCAGTCGAAGCAGTCGCTATGGTCCGCGAAAATTTAAACAAGTTTGGTAATGGTGTCAGCAGTTTCCCCAGGCTTATAGCTCAAGACACTAGAAATTGTATGCGCGACAATCGTAATTGATAAATTTTAAATATTTTTTTGTATTCTTAGTGTATGAATACTTTGCCGACAGAGATAATACTTAGCATCAATGACTACTTAAATGCCAAGGATTTCGTAGCCTTTAGTTCTACTTGTAAAAAATTAAATCATTGTTCTAAACTAGATTCAAAAACGTGGAAGAACAGGACTTTCTCTGACTACAAGGTCATTCTCCCCAACACTAATTCAAAATTTAAAAGTAGATACATTTGGTGCTACAACAATCTTTGTGTGTTTTGTTCTAAAAAAACAAGCGTCATTCACCTTATGAAAAAGGTAAGAATTTGTAATATGTGCCAAGAAACTCAGAGAGAATACACGCTGATAACCACTAAAACTGCAAAAAGAGACCTTTACTTAACAGATAGAGACTTCAAAAACGTTCCTTATTGTCAAAAAACTAATCCTTGGAATAAGGATAGACCCATCAAATTTTTTCTTAAACAAGACCTAATTTCCAAGTTCAGTTCAAGGTTCAATAACATTCAACAGGAAGAAGAGTATAAAAAGAACAAGAATATTCAAAGATTTAGGAGGCAAATGCTTTACTTCGCAAGACTTTATATTCTTAAGAGCATTATGCTTGTTAGGTTTAATATTCAAGTTAATGATTTTATAGAACACGTGAATTTTTACACAAAAGGGATGTTTAGGACGTACATTTCGAATATTTCAAAGATACAGAACAAAGAGCTAGCCGAAAATTTATTTTTGAAAATAAGAGAACTTGATTTTTTATACAACAACGACTATCCTCTCGCAGACATTGATTACGATGATTTTGAAGATATAGCTAAGAATATTCTAGTTCATTCTAGATGCGAGAGTATGTTGTCTTTCGACACGCACGTACTTCAACGCTTAAATACTATAAAAATTCAAAACAAAGCGATATTTTCTAGAAAACAAAAGCTAGTTAAAGCTTTGAGAGGGTTTTCTTACTCGCTTTATGATTTTGATGTAGTAGTTTACATCTTGAAAGGACGTATTAATTTGCAGGAACTTAGACTAGACTACTTAGAGCAAGATTTTATTATCAATAATTTGGATTTTTTAAGCTTGAATCACGATGTAGTAGTTTCAAAAAAATCTAAAAAAGAAATATACGCGGAGTATATCACCAAATGGATACAAGAAGGTAACAAAGTTCCTTTGGAACTGAGAAGTAGATACTGTTAAGCAATGACTACGCTTAAACGAATGTTTTTTTTTAAATCTAAAATATAACTATGGATTACGTGTATTCTCCCGCAAGCAGCATAACAGAACAAGCAGCAAAAGAACCTGAAATTTCATTACCTCCTTCTAGGCAAGTTCTTGGGTATACAAAGGCCAGCAGTACTTTAGCTGAGTTAGATGCTTACGAAGAAGAAATCTCCAACGAAGAGCCTTTGAAATACGAGCCTCTTCCGCAAGAAATAAAGGTAGAAGTAGACTTAGAAAATGCAAAATTCCCGGAAGAAAAGAACGAGAGACTACGGGCGTTGTCAGTAAAAGCTAACCAACCACTTCCCGTGGTTAAGAGAGGAGGATTTCTTGTAAATCTTGCTACTACATATGTCGAAATCCTAGACGAATTATTATTTGTCAATAATTTTGAAGATTTCAAAAATATTTTTACCAAGGAAAATAGAATGGTGGCAGTTGGAATTTTTCTAGTAATCTTAGCTCTTATATTGATGAATATTTGAAAATTTTTTATATTATGTAGTAGTAATAATGACAGAGAATTTTCTAAGTCAAATACCTTGGAAAGACAATAAATTTCTAGCTAGATTACTAATACTTGTTTTTTTAACAGTTTATGTATTTACTACTGTAATTATAATCACTCCGGGACACTTTTTAGCAATCCTACTAATCCTAGCATTGTTGATGAATTACGATAAAAACGAGGTATTTTCCAACGAACAGATACTCATAAAACTAGAGAATCTGGCTACGCCTGAGTTCACCCCTATGTATCTGCATGTGGATTCAGATCTGATAATACTTTTTGATAATATAAAATTAGATTTTTACAAGTATAACCCCAGGGCTTTCACAAGCAGTCTGAAAGCTTGCGACAACCTACTTCTTCTTAGACATCAGTCAGAACTACAATTACTTCCTCAACCAAAGGTCAAGAATATTCTGATAAATTTCACAGAAGGCGAAGAAGAAGCCGAGAAAGACCCGAAGAAAGTAGGCCTTTCGAATGCTTTACAGACCTTCGAGGCTGCTGAGATACAGTATAACATTTGTATAAATTACCTTCATTCCCTTATCATAAGCATTCCCTCTAACAGAACCCTCCATAAAAAGCATGCGATAGTTATGGAAAAAGCTGACATACTCTTGAAGAGAAACTTAGATATAATTTATCACATCTACGACGATTCTAGAGAATTAGGGCAACTAGAATTAACAAGATATCATACTCAACAACCGATTAATACTGTAGCTGAAGACGCTTTAACATCATCATTTAATTTTATTTTGTAAGATAAAATCTTTAAGATAAAATCTTTAAAAAAAATTAGTTCTTAAAAGTATGACAAAAATTTTTAAGAGACTAGTACTTTCAGGAGGTTCTGTGAAAGGGTTAGCTTATGTAGGGGCTCTGAAGTATTTTGAAGAGAACAAGGGTACCTTTGGAGGTATCCACGAGTTTGTAGGGACATCCATAGGGTCCCTTGCGGCTCTATTGATGATTCTCAATTACACCTCTTCTCAATTGAAAAAACTGTTTTGGGATTTGGAATTCAGTAATTTACAGTCTCTCTCTATGACATCTTTTCTAGAAACGTTAGGTTTAGACGATGGTAAACTTGTTGAAAAATTCGTTAAAGAATGTATAAGTTCCAAAGGATTGTCTCCAGAAATATCATTTTCTCAGCTGCAGAACATCACAGGAAAAAGTCTTGTAGTTTGCGGTACTAACGTAGACAAACAAGAATGTAGATTTTTCGATTCTTTTAGCACCCCAGATATGCCTGTATTTCTTGCCATAAGGATTTCTATGGCTATCCCTATACTGTTCCAACCTATCCTTTTCGAAGGAAATCATTACGTAGACGGAGGAATAACCAATGATATCCCTGTGAATTACCCTTGCGAAGACAATTCTACTACACTTTGTCTGAATTTAGAAGAAGAAAATAGAGGAGCATCAGGTTGTCAAAACTATTTCTACAATTTGTTGAAGACTTCCTTCAAAATAATCAATGAATGTAGCGAAAAATTCGCAGAAGTTAATGGTATAGCCTTCATTAAAGTATCATCAGATATACGATTGTCTCTGGATTTTTCTTTAACATTAGAAGAAAAAGAATATCTTTATGAAGTAGGGTACAACTCTGTCAGCCAAGCTTTCAAATGAAGTTTTTTTTATTACATATAGTATAAGATGCTTGACACGACAATGAAAGTAGTTCTGGTTTTTTTGATTCTTATGGTAAGTATAAGCATAGTTTCAGAATATATATGTTTAAAAACAATAAGAATGCAGGAAAATTACATTACAAAAGAACAGAAGATAGATGCTTTCTTGGCTGACTTGAAAAATACCCTTATGAAAAAAGAAAATTTCGAATCTTATACTGTTCCACAAGAAGTGGTTTGCGAAGAAATCGCCGAGCAACCCGAAGAAACTTCTAAACAGCCCGAAGAAACTCCCGAAGTTTCCCCAGCAGCTCCAGTAGTTTCTCAAAACTTTCCTGAAGTTTCCCCAACAGCTCCTGTAGTTTCGAAGAAACCTCTTGGCGTTTTACTACCTGGGTTTGAGCCAATTTCCTTCTCATTTGCTGAAGTTAATTTTTAGAAAGTACGCAAAAAAAATGATTCTATACAATAAATTATTAGTATAGAACCATTATTTTTTAGATAAATTTACAGATTTAACTTGCTGCAAGTCTTTACAGAATACTATGTTAGAGACTGTATAGTTTGATAAATTGTCCAGAGTTAAATGAGTAGGGATACTGTGAATTTTACAGTATTCGTTGAGTTTTTTTATTTTTTGAAGTTTAGTGAAAGATTTCCATTCAGGGAACTCGATAATTTCTCCTGGGGCTGAAACACAGTCTATAAAGACTGCTCTTTGCCTAAGTTTAATGTTTTCAGTCTTCATATCAAGTAATTTTTTCTTAAATTCGACAGATAAAGTCTTAGACGTCATTCTGATTCTATCTTCTATTATATTTATTTTTTCGATTTTTTTATTTTTTTTACTTCGTTGACACACCGTCCAGTTTCAGGATTCCTTATTTTTCCAGGCGGACAAGGCTTCAATGGCTTCAAGGACTTAACAGGCCCCAAAGACTTCACAGGCTTCAAGGACTTAGCAGGCCCCAAAGACTTCGCACTTTTCACGGTCTTAGAGCCTTTTACAATTTGCGAATAAAGCAACTGCCCTACTACAAAAGGCCCTTTTTTCTTTGAAAGTTCTAGTATATTACCTTCAACGTCTTGTGTAACAAACACCGTGGTTGTATCTCCTTTAGAATACTTGTTTTCAGCAAGTTTGTAAAATTTAGGGTCTAGATTCTCAGGAATACCAAGTTCTTTTCGCACTGTCTTAATGATTTTCTTTGAAATATCAACGGATTCATTCATCCTAAGATTGTCTATACAACTATATTTCAAAAAAAATTAGATTTTATACATTCTAGAATGTAATTACTGTCTAATACTGTATAACAATTGTTTTTACAAGGCACACACTCAGTATCTTCTTGTTCGTTTTTTGGACCAAATAGAAGATGCGAAATCCCTTTGTCTACAAGTAAATTTAAATGAGGAGTGTCAGCCGCGTCATCATTCCAAAAGTTTTGTTCTTCTTGACGATTTAAATTTCCTCCAAAGAAGAATGCTCCTGCAGAACTTGAAAAATCTTTCGATGTTTCAGTGTGAGGAGTGTAAGGCTTTCTGGTTAAATTAGAAATTTTCTTTTCATTATTAACAGGAGAGTGCCCTCCGGGTATATTATAAAGAATTGGCTTCGAAGTCCCTAAGCATCTAACGAGGGTAGCAATCCCGAAAATGTATGTTATCCAGTCATCGTTCGTAAGCCCGGTAGATACAGACCCGCAGTCAAACCCGATTAAATAAGGGAATTCTCCCATAAAAGACACCGCGTCTATAAACACTTTTTTTAAATTTTCTAAATTTTCTATGAACTCTTCCCTGATATTAAATTTAGGAGTCTTAACAACTCCGAATGGTATAGAGAAAACGGGCGAAACCCTCCGGTCTTTGAAAAGTTCAAGAATATCTTCAAGATAATTCAGTTTTCTCCCAGGGATATCAATCGCGTCTTCTAATATTACAAAAACTTTTTGAATTACACTTGAAGAAGCATCTAAGAATTCTACAGTACTGCTTAAATTTAGTAGAGACTCTGAATCTGAAATTTTAAAAACGTAAAATACGTTTCTTATCCCTAATTTTATACAGTTATTTAAAGTTTTTTCTAAGAAAAGCGTGTGGTAGTCTGCAGGGACCTCGAAGTAAACAGAGTCTATTAAAGCATCAGTGTATTCTAGAAATTCAAAAGTTTTTGGGTCATTGTAAATCTTAACTCCTAAATTCAGTTTCTTTTCTGAAGACTTTGAAAATATCCCTATAGTCCTGGGATTACCTTGTTTGAATGAAATTTTTATATTACCATTAACCGTAGAGTCCAAGCTCAAGACAAAAGAACCCCTATTTTTTACGACGATACATCTTTGATTATTGGAAATTACGTCGGTTATTCCATTTCCTTTCAAAACTACTCTTTCTCCTTCTTCTAACACCAAAAAATCACAGACAAGTTTGACGTACCCTGCTTTATCAGACATTCTACTCGTAAACACATCGTTCGACATACAATAAACAAATAATTTTTTATTTTCTTATGATATAAACTAATCTGAATGACGAGAGAATTTGAATTAGTTAAAATTTCATATGGAGGGTCTTTTATTAAAAACAAGAAGTTTAATGGAAGTGTGATTTCAGCAAGTTCCCCAGGAGCAGCCGCAGCAAAAGCGTTTAACTTGTCGTGCAAGGCTAACAAAAATTCTAAGAAATGCCAGTCAACAGTCGTTCTCAAAGAAGCAAACAAAGAATACAAGTACAAAGTTGCTAGAATTGTCAAACCAACCAAAGTAAGTATCGCAGGCAAAGAAGTCCTATTCAAGTTTCAAACTACTATAAGTTCTATTAAAAAATAAAATAAATACCAGCGTACACCACAGTAAAATTTGCGTTTAGAAAGGAATCTTTTTATACTGATTAACAGTAATATGGAGGCCCCAAAGAAAACCAGTGTTCCTAAAAAACAAAAAGTCGTAAAGATTGCTCCTACAGTGGCAGAAATCGTTGTCCCTGAAGTCGTCGAAATTCCCAAAGTAGTCGAACCCGTTGAGACAGTCGAACCCGTTGAGACAGTCGAACCCGTCGAGACAGTCGAGGTCGCTTGTATCGGAGAAACTTTGGGTGATAAAATCAAAAACACCTTAGATTCTGTTTCAATCTTCATTAAATCATTGAAGGTCGTAGAAGCAGAGCTCAAGGTTATCAAATCCCTTTACACTAAAGAGCATCGTAAAAATACCAAGAGACCAAAGAGAAATGTATCATTGATGTCTCACGGGTTCGTTAAAGACGTGAAAATCAGTAAAGAGCTAGCAGAGTTCCTCAAGGTCCCTTTTGATACTACTATTTCTAGACCAAAGGTCACTACAGCTATCAGCCAATACGTCAAGGAGCACGACTTAGCTAATCCCGAGAAAAAAAGCATTTTTAAGACTGATTCTGTCTTAGAAAAGATTTTGGGAGAGCCAAGATTCCTCATCAACAAGAAACGCCCAGAACTCGGGATGGGCTTCTCGTATTTTAACCTTCAAACATATATGAAGGAACATTTCCTCAAAGATTAAAGGCATTTGCCTACAGTAGCATTACAGGTAGCATACTTTTTTTCCAACCTTTTAAGTATCACTTCGAACGGAGGGCTTGGCCTCGTAGTCTTACATCCCTGGTTAATCAGTTTTTTATTAACAGCATCCCGCCTTAGGTAAATTGAAAAAATTAACGCTCTTCTCCCTGAAAAATCGTGAGGAAATTCTTTATCTAGTTTTTCAACTATAAATTCTCTGCAAAACTTACAAGGGAGTATATACTTGAAAGATTCAAAATACTGCTTGTAATGCTTCAACGTAGTCTTGTTTTCAACTTTTTCAGGAAATCCTAAGGCTGTTAAGAACATAGAATCCCAGTAAACTCCGAAGTACTTGCTTTTCACTCCTCTACTGCTACCGCTGTTGCTGTTGCTACCACTGTTGCTATTACCGTTTGTCATCGACGAATTCAGTGCTTCTTACATTCTTAAAAATAAAATAAAATATTTTTTCAAGAATTTAATGGATTATTGGTTATTCTCATCCCACAGTATTCTTGAGGAGTTGTATTGTAATTTTTGTATTTATAAACTCCACAAATCACTGCTTGTTTCAGTAGGAACTTGAAAAATTCTTGGAATTCTTCATTATGTCCTACAGTATCGCAACCTATATGGGCTAATTCGTGGATACATACAAACATCAAGGTGTTCTCGTCGTAGATTTTTTCTTTAGAGTCTCTAGCTGTTATACACATAGCTACTTCTTCTCCTTTGTTTATAGTATAGCTCGTAGCCATCAAGTCTATATTCTCAGAGAGCGTAGTGTATCTCTTAGCTAAATTAGAAACATTTTTTGAAAATTTCTTATCATTTTCTACAAATTTTATCAACTTTTTTGATCGAATACAAAGCAAGGCTAAAGTGTCAGCAACTTCTTGAGAATTTTTAGTATTTTTTACAAGGTAATACTTATCATTTAATTTACTTTTTACATAAATTCTTGCCTGTATTTCCTTGAAATAATTTGAGACAACAAGGAGTATCGGTAGTATCGGTAGTATCGACAGTATCGCCAGAATTGCTACAAGGAGTGTCAGAGTATCTGTGTTAGTATATCTATCCATAGTGTTATTATTAAACTTATACAAAAAAATTAGACATAAAAAAATTCAGAAATTATATAATTTTCAAAGTCTTTTAAACTACCGTCATTCGAAATTTCTAGATCAAAAAGAAAGTTATCAAGCTGGTGTTCTGATGCAAAGTCTTGAGGTTTTACAGAAGCACGGACAACTTTCACAGTTTTAACATCCGAGAAGAATTCCTTGAAACGGAGGTATTCTTCTGGGAATCTGAAGTCGCTTATAACTATTTTTGACGAATCGTCCTGTAGGATACATTTTATAACTTTATCAGCAAAGTAATACTTATCCATAGCCTTAGCTGCTTCGCTTTCGATGATTAACAATTCTCTTACTGTTTTACCAGCAAAGACGATGGTTTTTTTCCCTTCTTGTGTATGACAAAGATTTTCGTCAAACCCGTATTTTTCAGACGCAAACTTCTTTAAGACAGAAGCTAAAGAAAATTTCTTATATCCTTTAAATTTTACTAGCAAGTCAGCTAAGGTGTCTTTGCCAGACGAAATAAGTCCGCTTGCCATAATTACATTCTTTTTATTCATCCTGTACTATTTTTACTCTTCTATTTTTTAAATAGTTTTGTACGAGTAAGTAGGAAGGATGGAACAATATACTGCCTTAGTAAAAACAAAGAGATGGGTAGGAAATAACCCTATAACCTTGAAGGTAGGAAGTATAGAAAAAGACAAAGATTACTACACTACAGACAAGCTAGACGGTCTTAGAAGGCTTTTGCTTTTCAGCAAAGGGGTCATTCGCAGCGTCTCTTCGAAGTTAGAATTCCAAGAATTTTATTTAACAAAAGGTGGTAAAACATTGGACGGAGTTCTTTTAGATTGTGAATTTTACAACAAAAAATACCATTGTTTCGATATACTATTCTATAACGGAGAAGATAACAAGCTCAAAAATTTCTTAGAACGTCAAGTACTTCTTAAGAAAATACTCAAAATAGTTAACAGCAAAAGGCTCATACAAAAAGAGTTTAAATTACTAAAATGTCCTGAAATTTTAGAGAGTATAAAGGAAAAGACCCCTTTATTCCGAGAAGGACAGCTAGACGGAGTGATAATAACCCCAGGTTCTTCTTACACTGACACGGTCTTCAAATGGAAACCAAGTAGTCTTCTTTCAAACGACTTCAAGGTTAAGAAAACCAAAGATTCCTTTCTACTTCTCCTTCTCCAAAACGGTCAAGTTTTTAGCCCAAAAGGATACCCTGGTATCGGAAAAGTCTATTACACTGGGAAAGGACCGCAAGGTATCCAAGACGGAGACGTAGTAGAATTTGTATTTGAAAATGGAAAATTTAAACCCTTAAGGCCCCGTCCTGACAAAACAAAATCTAATCACATCACAGTTATCTTGGATAATTTCAAACAAATGACGAGTCCAGTAAGCCCGGTGAAGTTGTTCTGTTAACTACATCTTCAAAAACCTTCTTTTTTTTTCTAATCGTGTAGTATACTGTAATGTCTTCTAAAGGTCCTATAATCATAAACATATTACTATCTTGCGTATTCATCGCAGGGTTGTCTGGAAGTTCTTACGCTCTTGGCCAAGAAAAAGGGAACAGATCTTCTGATGCTTACCATATAGCAGCTGCTTTCACAGCAGTTTCTGCTACATTAACTGTTGTTTCTTTGGTTATTCTAATTGTCCTGGTATCTTCGTATGCTTCTTCTCCGGATTTCTCAGGATTCCCAACAAGTCCTGGATACTAAATTTACTAAATTTACTAAATTTACTGAATGTAAATCGATTTATTACAATAAAAATTTTATAATTATTACTGTAATAAACACTATCTGCTAGATGAATAACGAAGACTTACTATTCACAAACACTTTCGTAGATATCCCTGACTCCCAGGTTCCTTTAGAAGGCTCAAGTAATAATTTTAGAAAATACTACGAATCCAGTATTAAATCTAGAAAAAGCGTTGAATTAAACCCTGCAGAAACGAGTATTGCCCTCGAAGATATATCTAGAAAAATAGAAAAGAAAACTATTATAACTATAGACACAAAAGACCGTGATACTAATCAGTATCCTCTACAGAATGATTTCGCTATTTTCTTAGGAAAAACCTTCTTCAACGTGAAGTCTATAGCTCTTGTATCAACAGAAATCCCGAACACAGACACAGTCATCAAAGAACTTCCTTCTCAACTGAAAAACAATAGTATTATTTGGATAAACGAAGAGGACAAGGACCTTGGTATAATCCCAGGATGTACTATAAACACTAGCATTGAAGACGTTTTGAATGTAGAAACTTCAAGTCCTCACGGAATCCCTGAGAATACTACAAGAAACGTGCTTTTCTTTAATGGTAAAAAAGATTCTGAAGCATCTATATCGGGCTTCTTAGATGGAGAAAAAGAAGTTCTTGCTACTGGTATTACAACATTACAAATCAAGCTAAATGGAGGAAATCCTTTTCAAGGTACTACAAGCTTAGATGTCGGACAACCGGTGTACAGTGTAGATATAAAGCCAGGAAATTATACTGCTAGTACCTTGGTAGACCAAATCTCTTCTACTCTCAATAAAGTAAGGAGACTCAACGGTGCCGGGCAATTTCACTACTTTGAAGTCACTGTTAACCTTGATACTGATGTCATACTTTTTGATTCTGTGAAGCTTACACAGCTCCCAAACAACAGTATTTCTACTACAGCTGCTTCTACTGTGATAACAGTATCTTCTGCTGGTCACGGGTTCAAGACTGGAGACCGTGTCAAGATGCTCGGGGTTAAGAATTTAGCAGGCATACCTGGCAGTGTCCTACGAGGAGATTTCATAGTTTCTGTAGTCGATTTCAATACTTTCACATATGAAATCACAGAAAGAGCTATAGAGACTGCTAGCGGCGGAGGAAATGTCGTAAAGACCGGAAAAAACGCCCCATTTAGACTTCTGTTTAATTCAGAGGACACGAGAATACAGTTTAACACAGGGTTCCCAGACGAAGACAGTAGTGTATCTATCAATTCAAATAATCCTATTTTGACAAAATCTCTAAGCATAACTAATGCTGTATTATTACCAAATGAAATTATAAGAATTACTACGAGTATAGCTCACTCTCTAGAAGCAGCAAACTCGGGAATTATATCTAGCATAACAAGCGATTTACAAGGAGGAGCTAATATCACTACAAGTGTGCCACACAACATCGATATTCCTCAAATCATATTCATAAGAGATACAAATTCTCAACCAAGTATAGACGGGGACTATCTTGTTATCCCTACAGGCCCTACTTCGTTTTCTATAAAAGGAAGGTTCATAGTATCGAGCGGTAATTACGGAGAATTTTTGTTTGGAGGAGACACAGTCCAGATTTCTTCTCTAAAGACTTCTCCTCCTATAACAGCTTCTAATTATTTCCATATAGAGAATGTACCAGCTAATAACGTATTGGATATAAAATTTCCAGCGTCTTTGATAGAAACAAATAGCGTCTCGAAAGCTTCTGTTAATACGGAACAAATCACAGTTACTCACCCAAACCACGGATTCAACAAGCTGGTGTTAGTAGACCCTTTTGATTCTGAATTGGTCGTATGTAAAACTTTATTGCCTAACAACCTCGTAGGAAGTATTAGAAACAATTTAGCAGTTGTATCAGGACCTGTTGCCACCAACACTATCGATATAACTATCCCTGGACACGGTCTAGAGACGAGTGATTCTATAACTATTAGAAATTCTACCTGTACGCCTACTATAGACGGAATTTACATTATCCAAGTTCTCGGACTTGACACCGTGAGAATAAATTTCGTTTTTGCGACTTTAGTACCAGGTACTTGTAGTGTAATTTCTGGGGATAAAATAAGTATTTCTAAATCTAACAGTATTCCGAGAATAAATGGAAATTTTTCAATTTCTAATAAAGAGGTTATAACCAGCATAAGCACAGGAAGTATTTCGGTGTCATTAACCTTGAGCTCTCCAAGGACAGAATGGAGAGTTGGAGACTTGATTACTCTTTCGAATACTAATTGCGTTCCGAATATCGACGGGGAACATTACATTCTAAGTGGTAGCGGAAGCACTTTCACGGTAAATATAGACGAAGTTGTAGTTACCCCAGGAACTAGAGGAGACGCTGTTAATAAATCTAGATTCCTTGCTTTAACACAGTTCCCAATAATAGTCCCAGGTAATACTGGAATTTTTGGAAGAGACCAAGAAATATCCTTTTACAGAGTAGCTCCAGAAGTCAAGATAATAGATAACATAGGAGGAATTCTTATAAATTCTTTGAATGCTAGACCAAGAGAAATCTTGAGAATTATAGACCCTAATACTTATGTTATACGAGTTAAGGGGTCTTATGCTAACAAGACGGTATCTTCTGGAGGAAATGGTATCACAGTATCTTCTAAATTACACGGGAATAGGTCAATCCAGGCAAACACGAGGTCAGGAGACCAAGAAACAGCCTTGTTTAGAAGTGTGAGCCTTCAAGGAGAAGACTACCTATTTTTATCTAGTCAAGGCTTAGATACCGTAGTAAACTCTTCTGCTATCCCAGACGTTTTTGCTAAAATTTTGCTTAACGATTCGCCTGGTAATATGGTTTATAACAGTTTCATAACTGCCCCTAAAATATTCCAGTCTCCGTTGTCTAAGATAGATACTCTCAGATTCAAGATGCTTACATCTAAAGGATACCCTTTCAATTTCAATGATATCAACTGGTCTTTCAGTTTGGAGGTAATAGAACTCGTGGATTCGTTGATAAACAGTGAGTTTTCTAGTAGGTCTAACAACACTGAATATGACGGGGCCGCTCAAGGTACTGCTGATACTTCTACAAAACGCAGGTCTCTTACAAGGTCTGGGAAATCTGGATCGCTTGATACTGCGAGCACGCAATTCGGGGTTCTTAGGGCAGCAGGTGGGCGTGGTGGCGCGGCTACTGTAATCAAGTGAATTCCAAGTGAAGTCCAAGTGAAGTCCAAGTGAAGTCCAAGTGAAGTCCAAGTGAAGTCCAAGTGAAGTTTTTTTTAGATGTTAATAACAGTATGACGAAGTCTGTATCAACACCCGTTAAAGCATTCAAAGAAGAAAAAGCAGTAGTTAGCGCTAAGAAAAGCCCTACAGTCCCTAAGGAAAGCCCTGCAGTCCAAAAGAAAAGAGATGATTCCAAAGCGATTTTAATTCAAACTCTGAATATTATCCCTCATATAATTTTTGTGATAGTAAATATCGTCAAAGATAAAAAATATGCCATCCTTCCTACGGTGTCATTTATCAAGAATTTCATAGATAATAACTACCAAGGTATTAAGAATGATACAGCTAACCCGAGTCTTCTAGAAAAATCTAAAAAATTCCTTATTAAATTCTCAGAAATCTTCTTGATAGCTTATTCAAAGACAGCTTTAATAGATAAAGGTCTTATAATGCTAGCTTTCGTGGATATAGTATCAAACGAAATTCCTAACATCCTCAAACAAGCAAACAGTATAAAATTCGTCGAACCTTCTAAAATATTCACAAGAATTCTTATGAATGCCAAAGAAATCGACAGAGAATACAATTCTGTTAAGAATTAGAATATGTAAAAATTATTTTGTAAGTAAGTAAGTAAGTAAGTAAGTAAGTAAGTAAGTAAGTAAGTAAGTACTATGCCAGCTAAGAATTTTAAAGGTAAACCGAAAAGGAGAGTTGTCCGAGAGTCTTCAGGAAATTCCAGCAGTAGTTCTGGGAAAGTTAAAGCCTTCAAGAATCCTGGTCTTGTATTAAAACAGCAAGAAAAGAATAATAATGCTACTGTAGCAGCTGGTATAGCAGGATTAGTCGCAGGCGCATTAGCCGCGACCACTTTCGTAAAGACAAAGGAAACTGTTAGAAACATAGTCGAAGACGGGGGTAGTGTAAGAGAGAAGGTTAATGAGGCAAAAAGTAAAATTTACAGGGAATGTAAGGAAGCAGAATCTAAGAAGATAAATGATTTGAATGAGAAAAATGAGAAGAATACAAATATTATATCTGAAAACCAGAAGAAGATATCTGCCTTACAAACAGAAAATACAAGATTAACATCGCTTGTTAATACAGCTGATTCTAAATACAATATTCTTAAAGAAAAATACAATGACCTAAAGACAAGATTTGAAACCGTAGAAAAAAATCTGAAATTTGCAGAAGGCTATAGACAAAGACCAAATTTCTAGATTTTTTCGCTAAAACCGAATATTAAATTTATTTAAGTATTGTAATAGGTTGAAGCAAACGCTTCGCGAATAATATGTTTTCATTTTCAAGAGCCAATCACATTACGACTTGTAATGGTAGGGTATATGATTCTAACATAGATATGAATGGAAAGATTATCACATCTCATTCCTTGCCTGTAAATCCGACAGATGTAGCTACAAAACAGTATGTTGATGCTTTTATCAGTCAAACAAATCCGCCGATTATAGTAACTCTAACCTCGACTTCTTATACAGTTATTTCTACAGAACTTCTTGGAAATTTCGTTATTTCAGTTAACAGTGTAGTACCAGGAGGTCCTGCAGCTTCGTTCAAACTTTCCAAAAATTCTCCCTTAGCATTCCCAAGCTTTGTAAGAGACTCTAGTAATAAAGGGATAGGGACAAATGAAACCCTTGATATGTTATGGGACCCAGGGACCGGTATGAGTCTCAAGAAAACAGGGAATGGGTATGATGGGACTTACAGTGTTAAAATTATTAAAAATTAAAATTTTTGATAAACTTAAAGAAATAATAGGTCTAATTAGTAATAATATGTCTCAGAACAACAGGACTCTGCTCCTGAAATCCTCGTTATTACAATTTTACGAAAAAAAAGACCATATGCAGATAATACTCAGGATAATAAACAAAAACACAGAGTATTCCCTTAGGCTATTAGAATGGTTTTGTTCCAATTATTCTAAAAAATACAACACAATTTACAATGTAAGTAAAAATAAAGAGTTCAATGTTTATCTGTCTTACAAATCTCAATTAGATTCTTACCAGAAGAAACAGTTCGACCCTTTCAAAAGAAATTACAAGGGATATGAAAAATTCGACTTGTTTTATTCCCCTGAAAAGTCCTTCAAGACAACCGTAGGACAACTTAATTTCTTTAAGTGGTGTATAGAAAACAAAATTTTAGACTACGTTAAAGACCATATAATGGCTATAAAGAATGATATGAACGAATCTTTAAATTACACTGACAACGCCGCAGTCAACTCTACTGCCAACAGCACTGCCAACAGCACTGCCAACAGCACTGCCAACGGAGTAGGCACTACAGTCAAAACTACCAGTAGAAAGAAAAGGCAAGCACTTTCTACCTCTGCTATACGTACTTGTGTGAAGAGATACACAAACATAATAATCAAATTTTAAGAAAAACTTTAAGAATCGTCTTTTAAAACGAAATTCATAAAAATTTTCTTATTATTTTTTCCAAACACAAGAGGGTTTTCTGTAATATATTGTTGTATATTCTGTTTTATACTGCCAAAAGTTTTCTCAGTAAGTTGTTCTTTCTTTGAAAAATTTATCTTTACCACAAGGCTTGACATTTTTTAAAGGGTTTTAGATACATTTAGCTTAGTTTTTATTTAGAAAAATTTTACTTATTTCTCGTTTACACATCATACGTAATTAAACGTGTAAATTAGATTTTTTTTAAAGGAAATTTGTGAGGAAACTACATAACACTTGTTGCTCGTTTTTTGCGAATAGTTGTCTTTTTGAATCCTGCAGATATAGCATCAATGTCGTCTTTGACGTCGTCTTCAGCTTCTTCGCCGAAAAGGTCAGTTTGTTCTTTGACTACTGCTACTACCTCAACGTCTTCATCGTCTTCGCCGACCTCTTCAACGTCTTCCTCCTCTTCAAGGAATTCACATTCTGTGAGTTTAAGGTCGTTTTTGTAGACTTTTAGTTGTGCTGGTCTCCAGGACAATCCGAACTTTCCACCAATAATCCAAACTCCAGAGCATTCGATGATGCTTATACAATCGGAACCCTTAGGGATAACGCTGGCGTGATTGTGAATATTGAAAGCAACTTTGTTTTTGTTATCATCATAGACCTGAGCCAAGTAGTTGTAAGAAGAATCTTTTAGCAACTTCGTCTTGAATCGCGGAGGATACTTATCATCTCTTTCTCCCTCATCATTTTCATTGAATTTTAAATTTGATTTGTAGAACAATTTAACTTCATCTTTGTTGTGTTTTTTCTTGAAGAAATCCTTTGAATTGAGGACCCCTGCGTCGACAGCATAACTGTCAAGTTGTTGAAACTTTTCGATGATGCTAGCGCTTGGTCCATTGAAGGAAAGTTCGAGAGTATCATTACTGGTTTCAGTAGGGTCGCTGGTCTTGTTATCTCCTCTGTTAGAATCCCATCCAGAAACCCCGAAAGGAGCCTTCATCTTATCCAACTGAATTCTTAAAGGGCGAGGGTCTCCGCCATCTTCAAAGTCGTAGTTAACATACACTACTTTTCCTCCATATTTATTAGCTCTTGGTTCTGAGAATTTTACGTTTTGTGGCTTGAAATCTTTTGCTTTGATAATTTTTACTGTCATTTTGATTGCTTTGCTTTGTTTGTTAATTACTAATAACTTTATTTCTTTAAGTCGAAAAACTTCTAATTAATTTCTTGGGTGTAGTATATACACGCGTTCGCATATACACTCTCTTACACATACGAATAATGGTAGAAAGGTCAAGAGAAAGGTCAAGAAGTATCCCTGTCAAGTCGTTGGACACTCCCAAGAAAAAGACTACAACTCCTAAGAAAAAGACCGTAAGTCCCTTGAAAAAGTCTACAACCCCTAAGAAAAAGACTACAACCCCTAAGAAAAAGACTACAAGTCCCAAGAAACCGCCGGGGAGTCCTGAAAAAAAGTCAAGTAATTTAGAAGAGAAAAAGATTCTAGAACAAATTCTAAATATACAAATCCCTGACAATTATTATCCTGGCAAGAAATTAGTCTTAAAAGACCTTGTTAAACAACAAGACGCTGGTATAATTCTGGAAATTACAAAAGGTCTTTACGGTTTCGTTGAAAAAATAGGGTTAGGTAGTAGCAGTATCGCTTTTACTTTTATAAAGATTATAGCTCTTATAGCTAGTAGTGCTATACCGTTTCCAGAAGTCAGAACATTCATAATTGTTAAGACACTAGCAATCATTAAGACTGCAAAAAGTACAGCAAATCTCGTCTTTGCAGAAATTTATTTAAAGCTTTTTGATAAAAAATTATCTACAGTGTCATACTATAAAAAGTTATCATTCGCTGTTGTTTTACCTGTTGTTGTAGGGTCCTTTTATCTTTTTAGTAGCAGTGCTGGCGGTAGAACCGCTAAACAACAAAACATTGTAGGATTTTTAGAAGATTCTTACAAAAAATCATTATCCAAAAACTACACTCCTTTCTTCACAGAAACGCCTGGAATCACAGGGGAGACGAATAAATTTTTAGTTTCTGAAAAAATCATAAAAGAAGGAGAAACTACGATAAAATTAGAAAAATTAGGAATCAATAATCCTGAAATTTCTAAATTGAATCCTAAGGGTGTTGGAATAACCTATAATCCTATCTTTGGAACAGATAAACCTATAAATTTAAAGTTTACAGCCAGAGTACCTTATCTTGACAACTCTGAAAAATTCTTATCAGGAGACGTAGGGCTCGTGAAAAATTCTAAAGATATTGAGAGTATCAAAGAAAAATTAACATATCTTGTAAAATTCTATGAAGAAAATCTTGGTGGTATATCTTCTTGGTACACGACTATCCAACGTATTACAGGCTTAGCTAAACGGTACGACGATTTGATAAGAACTATAAATTACACTGTAGAAGATATGAAAAGAAATGGAGAACCTGTTTTGAAAATACAAATCTATGAAGATTTAGGTGAACAGATTCTTACAGAAGGTCTTCAAAAGAAATCTTTATCGATTAAGTACGATTTACCAGAACAAGCAATTTCAAATTTTATAGAATTGAAAGACATATCATCACAATTACTGTTGAGCGGGATAAATATTTCTAATCAGAACAGTAGACAAAAAATCTTAGAAGCTAGTAGAACTCCGCCATTCATCAACACTCTGCGTTCTAATTTAAACATAATCAATGATACAAGAAAAAAATTACTCGAGGCCAATAGAGATATTAAATCTGCTAATCTTACAAATATTAATCTTGTTTCACTTCGCGTAGACGATGCTACAAGTGTTATTGCGAGCTCTATAAACCGTATAAAGAAGTATGATACGTCAAATCCTTTAGAATTTTACAGTAATACCATAGAGCCTGTTGTTATAGAAACAAGTAAAACATTCTATAGAATACCTGCTCAGAAACTTGCTGCTAATCAAATAAACAAAAAATAATTTTATTTTTATAGGTTATACAATCGGATGGACAATTTATTATTGAAACTAGCTCTTTCTACAAAAAAAACAGTTAAATCTACCTTGACATTCTGTAAAGACAGAGCAATTTGTCAAAGAAACAAGAAGACTTTTGTTTCAAAACTCCTAAAATTGTCAGGGTATAACGTCCCAAAAGATTCAGACCCTGTCCCAATTTACACCGAATTAGCAGAGCTTTCTTCACGTAAAAGCACTTTCGACGTGGAAAATCGCATTAGAATGACCCCAGAATTCAACGAGATAGTATCAAAATATGGGTCAGAAAATTTGAAATCTTTCTTGTTATTCAATGGAATTTTCATCCTTGTGAAAGAAAACAAGTTCGAGGAGCTCAAAGGGAAGGGTATGGTCATCAAGCAAAAATTAGAGGAATTGTACAGCAACCCTGTGTTCGCGGCAAAATTGAACGCTCTTTACCCTGGCATCGCAAAGTATGCTAAGAAAACTTTTAAATTGTAAAAAACTACAAGTAAAAATATATACAATTTTTTACTTTTATTTTTAGATTATCTGCAGAAACTGCTTAGAGAGCGCTTGAAATACGTACCCGATAGGTGTAAGTTCCAGCACCACTTCCAGCTGGTTGATGAGAAATTTGGAATTTGTTTCCGCTGGTCCAAGTTCCTCCGATACGCTGACCGTCAGCTCCTCTACTGTTAGTAAGTCTTGAAACTGAACCTCCGGAACCACTTGAACTGGCTACGAACGTAGCAGAAGCACCATTAGTATTATTCAAGTCAGACACAAGGATAACATAACTTCCATAAGTTAAGGTATTAACTACGTTAAACAAAGCAGTAGAAGTCTTTGTGATGATGATATCTTCGACAGCAGATACACCAGGAATGGTAATACCTGCGATTTCAGGGTCGCTTGGAAGAACAAAGTTAGTATAAACTACAGAATCTTCAAGGGTATAAATAGTAACTGTAGCACTTGTAGTTACAGCAGAAACAGTAGGGAAACTGATGTTGAATTTATCTACAGTGAAACCCGTGGCGCTGATACTATACAGACCTGCAGGTAAAGCAGGAGTAATTCCAAATGAATCTGTGATTCTTAGTTTTTCTCCTACTACAAGCCCGTGCCCTACCTTGTTGATTGTAATGAAAGTAGCTGTGTCAATAACAACTTCACAATTTTTATAGGTCTTACCTTTAACGTTGATACTTCCAGATTTTATGTTTTGATACTGCTGAACATTTGCTGTAGAAACACCTGCTACTCCGATGGTATCAGGGGTTTGAGCTAGAGTAGCGAAAGTCCATTCGTCATTGCTTTCAGAATAGAAATTTCCAACATAAGGAGAGCTCATCAATACTAAGGAGTCCCCTGCTGCAGGAAGAAGAACGAGGTCAAGACCGTCAGTGAAAAGATTTGGTTCAGGAGTATTATCAGCTGCGACGTAAAGTGTAGCTACTTTGGTTGTTCCGTCGTAGCTTTTTACACGTCTAACAACCCCAACAGCTGGCCCTGAAGTGACGTATACCCACCATCCCTTGTAAAAGTCAGTAACGCTACTGCAGTAAAGGTCAAAGTTGAGAGTTCCTGGAGCAGCACTACCAGCAACAAATTTATGGGTTTCTTGGTAAGCTGGAGCAGGGATGATTACATCACCATCAGCTACACCGTTAGGAGTCTGGAATCTACGAGCTACAACACCAGAATCGATACCTAATTCTCCATTTCCAGAATTTAAGATAACGATATTGTCTTTCACTACGAGAGTTTCTGTGCTTAGCGATGTTGTCGTACCATTTACTAAAAGGTCCCCAGCTACCGTAGTAAGGGATGTTCCTGTTCCTATAACCACCGGGACACCGTTAGTAGCAGTGGCAATTTTTACACCGTTAACGACATCAGCTGACTGGATATTTACTTCTTTGAGAGCTACTACGCTTACACCTCCAACAGGAGCTTCGATGTCGACAGCGTCAATAGCAGTACCTGCAGAATTTACTAAAATCTTACTTGTAGCATTGGTAGAACTGATGCTTACAGCGGTTCCAGAGCCGGCTCCTTGGACGAGAACATTGCCTCCGGTTGTCCCAGGGGCTACAATAGAAATAGCATCGACTGTAGCACTGTCTCCAAGACTCGATATGCTAATTTGACCTGAAGTAGCATTGTCAGCAAGCAAAGAGATAGCAGGAACACTTGTTCCAAAATTACCTTTTCCTAAAATTACAACGTTTCCTCCAGTTGTTCCAAGAGCGCTTACTACTACACCGTCTTCTGTAGTGCTGTCTCCGCTACTTACTAGCTCGATTTTACCCGAAGTAGCATTAGTAGCAGTGATACTAACACCCGCGACAGCTCCAGCTACAGGACCAGCAGCAGTTATGCTCACATTACCACCGGTAGCTCCGCTAGCATTAAGTTTAATAGCATCGCCAGTAGCAGAATTTCCAGCTGCTTCCAAGTTGATACTTCCAGCTGTAGTATTACTAGAAACCAAAGAGATACTTGGTTCCGTGGAAGCATCTGCATCTCCGGCAGCTAAGAGTCTGATATTACCACCGACTGCTCCTGAAGCACTGACGAAGATAGCGTCGCTTGTAGTAGAATTACCAGCACTTGAAAGCTCGATTTGACCACTTGAAGCGTTAGGGGCACTTACTTTAACAGCAGGGATACTGCTTGCGAAACTTCCAGCACCTCTAATGAGAATATTACCTTCTGCTGTGCCTGTAGCATTAATGCTAATAGATTCTGCAGTAGATACATTACTAGCGCTTGTAAGAAGGATTTGACCTCCAGCAGCAGAACTCGTAGCAAGTCTGATAGCTGGGTTGATAGCACCGTCTGCTAACACTGACACATTCCCATTGGTAGCTCCAGTAGCCTTGATTTCGACGCTATTGCTTAGGTTAGAATCTCCGGCACTTTCCAAAAGGATTTGTCCTGATACAGCGCTATCTGCGTGAATTTTTACAGCAGGATTGCTGTTTCCGTAGGTTCCAGAACCTCTGATAAGGATATTTCCATCTACGGTGTTAGTAGCTAAAATTTGAACTGCGTCGATACTTGTGCTTGCTCCAGCACTTGTAAGTCTTACTTGACCACTAGCAGTGTTAAGCGCGTTAATAAGGACAGCAGGATTTCCTGCAGCCATATTTCCGGCACCTTGAATAAGAACATTACCGTTGGCAGCATCAGAAGCAATTACTCTAACACTTGGCTGCGAACTACTACCTCCAGCAGACTGGACTGTTACTTGTCCGCTTGTAGCATTCGTAGCGTTGACCAAGACTGAATCTACGCCTGTACCGTCAGAACGAACTTCTACTTTTCCAGCAGCACCAGTGTCGCTAGCCCAGAGTGTAAGACCGGCAGCAGTAGTCCTAAAAAACGACGCTCCTGTAGCAGTTAATTCGATAGCGTTAGTTATATCAAATGATACTCTACTTGTTCCATAAACGGCGAATTCTCCTGCTGTTGTATTGATAGTTGTTTGATCTAAATCAGTTAGACCTTCCACGTAAAGCCCCCCATTTCTGATGAAGACGATACCTGTGCCTTGGTCTGCAGGGGAAAAGGCGCTTAAAACGTCCAAGTCTCCCCTGATTACGAAGTTCGCAGGGTTAGTGTTTGGGGTATGATTACTTGCCATCTAACTTATATCATTTAGATTATAAAATAATTTTTGGGATATTTTACAATTTATTAAATAGTATTTATTCTTCTGTATTTCTTGTAGAAGACATTCTAGACTGAACTTCGACAAGTTTGAAATTTCCACCTGTAGGACTTGAACTTCTCAAGTCTATGCCGTTATGTAGTAAAAACGCATAAAGTTCTAGGCTTCCGGTTGCTGCCAAATACTTTCTGTCAGAATTATCAATTTTAACAATGTTATTAGTTAGTTCAACGGCTCTTTCGTCGAAAGATTTTGGTAAAAGGCTAGAACTACTTTTATCCTTCTTATCACTCCTATTGTTTTTAAGAATTGTAAACATTTCTTTAAAAAGAGCTCTATAATCAAAATCTTTGTCTACACGATACCCGGAAATTTTAAATATCTGCTTAGCGACTAATGGTCTAATTTGTTTTCCTCCATCTGCTTTGGGGTTGTCTTGGCAAATATTATTTGATTCGCAGAAATCAAGTATTTCTGAAACAGATTTCTTGCTAGAAATAATAGCTTTCAAAACTATATCTGGAATCATTCTTTTTATTTTAAGATTACAAAAAAAAATCTGGATATTCTTTTGGTAATTATTCGTAGTCTCTCACAGAAATTCCTATAGGAAACCTTGGGACTCCTTCGAACAGTTCAAAGTACTTAACTGTTAAATACTTTCCGACGTATTTCTTAGCATCTTTGAACTGAACTGCTCTTTCGGCGTGAGTTCCTGTAGGTCTTACTGTGAATGTAGCATCACCAACCTCGTCAGCTCCGGGAACTTTGCACACCCACAAAACCAGCCCCGATTCTATACCAGTTCCTTCTGTGAAACCAACGATTTCAAATTCAGAATCCATAAATTTTTTAAATTTCTGCAAGTTTTTTGATCTAGACTTCTCAAGGTATGGACCTAGAAAATTTCTAATCATTACACCTTCATAACCTAAACTTACGTACTTGGAGTGAAATGTTTCAAGGTCTTCTGGGGATTTTAGAATTTCTGTTTTTATTAATCCAAGATGAGAGAATTTATTGCTTGAGAATGCTTTGCGAAGAACTTGAAGTCTGTCTGAGTAGTCAGCGTCGCTTACAAGGTCGTAAATTATGAATTTTATGTTTTTTAGCATCTTCTCAGCATCATCCTTTGTTAATTTCTTTTTTCTCAAAAGCCCGCTAAGTTCGTTGAATGGTAAACTGTCTGAATAAAGCTCCCCGTCTATCTTCAAATTCCCGAATTTCTTGAGTTCTTCGAGTAAGAACCCCAGATTAGAGAACAGTTTAGATTTTCTTGAAAATAAATTTTTATTAGAGTAAACTGCTCTTACTCCGTCTAGTTTCGGCTGAACGTAGCAAGGGAATGAGATGTCGTGGCTTCTCGTAGTGTAGTCAACGGCGAGCATAGGCGAAATGTAAACGACTTCTCCTCCGACTTCTTCAGTGTATCCATTGTCTTTTTTCTTATTCCACTTGCTTTTAGCTTCTGCGATTGCTTGGGAATAGTGGGTAGTTTCATTGCTTCTTCCTATATTTTTCCCGGTAGAAACCACGGAATCAAAGATTGTTTCAGCTCCTCCTACAAACCCCGTGGTTATCCTTACGATACTCTCCATTTTCTCGTCCTTGACACAGATATCCCACTTCTTCACTTTCCCTGATTTAGTTTTTGAATACAACGTAGCAAACCCCATTACTACATTACACTTAGTCTTTTTAAGTGGTTTAAAAAATAAAAATATTCTTTATAAAACTATGGATAAACCAAACAGAACTTTGCCAAATGAACTGCTAGTAATGATAGCAGAATACGTGTATTCTTCTCAAAAGCATAGCAATTTCTATAGATTGTCAAAAACTACAAAAAGTATAATGGATTCGCTTGCTAAAAAAGCAGGATTTTCAGATTATTTGAGCAGATGTCTGATACTTAGTAATACTTGCTACGATTGTCGTGGGAAACTTTCTTGGCACAATGATTTTTTCTTTGGAAAAAACTACAAACTGTGTCGTAATTGTGCTTACAATAGACCAAAAATCTCGATGCCACAGATAAAGAAAACCAAAATTCTCACAGAACAAAATATTTTAAGTGCTGATTTACCATCAATTTCTTATAGAAATGAGTACAAAGTGACGTGTAAATTGTATCTAGAAAGCGATGTAGAAGAACTTCAAAATTTTTTATATACACAAGAACAGATCCAGAGTTTCTACGACAGAAAAGAAAGAAGAATTGAAAGAAGAATGGAACTAGAAGAAGCTAGAGATTCTAGAAAACTAGAAATAAATAAAACATTATCAAAATTTTCTAATTATATTATGCGCCGTGTTATTGAAGAGAGTTCTGAATGCGAAAAGTACATACGTTCTGGTGTTCCAAAAAATGCCAAGAATAAACAACGATTTATAGATAAAATGGTAGCAGAAGCTGAAAGATACGAACGAAAAAGAAATTACATCGAAGGTCGAGGATTGCTTCACGAAGCAAGCAAAAGGCGCAAAAATCTTAATAATGGTTTTTATTCTTATCACTATCACTACTACTACTACTACTACTACTATTAGTACTACCAAATTTAAACTAAAACTTTTAAGAACTAAATAAGTTTTTTTATTTCTTAACAATCATTCTTCTATGAGACAAATTTCTTCTTCGTCAATTTCTTCTTCTACAATTTCAATTCCAACATTTTGTTTAATATTCTTTTTGTAGATTTTTCTACGAGCATATTGCTGTCTAGAAAATATACTAAAATTATCTACGATATCAATGATTATAGGGGGTCTGGTATGGGTTTTTCTGTAAATTCTGCCTATACTCTGTGTAATATTACTTCTTGGAGTAGCAAATACCAAGCAATTTAATCTGGGAACATTGAAACCTTCTGATGCCATACCGTAGGTAGCTAAGAGAACCTGGGATTCTTTGTTAACACTTAACACTTCTGGTTTAAGACTACCTATAAAAAGTCCTGAAATGCCAGGCAATTTACTGTGCAGATTCTTCAGCTGACCTGTGCGGTCGCTTAGCACTAAAATTTGATTTTCTTTATTTTTAGCAAGGTCTTTGATAATCCCAATCAAAATTGCCGTACGTTCCGAGTCAAGCGCTATATTTGAAATCATACTTGATACTGCGGGGGTTCCGTCTCTAAGAAGCAATTCTTTAGAAGAGTCTCCTTTATAAACAACAGAACGTATATCAGTCTCTTGTTTTAACTCGGAACTATTCGAGAATAAGACGTTTCCTATGTACCATAAAATCATTTTCTCCATTTTGTCTTTACGTTCAAGCGTTGCTGTAAGCCCGAATAGATACTTAGGTCTGATTTTAAACATAATTTTTGAAAAAACTTCGCTAGCTATACCGTGGACCTCGTCGATTATACACATACCAAAAGATTTCAAAGAATCTGGAGTTATACTCTTAGACATCGAGAGAGTCTGCAGCATTCCTATAACTACTTGGCAACCTTCGTGATTAAAAGTTTTTCCTTGAATAGTCCCTATCTTTACATCAGGCAATTTGTCTCGTAATTCTTGAGTCCACTGCTTCATCAATTGAATTTTATTAACTACTATCAAGCTTTTCATTTTGAACGAAGAAATCAGTTTTATGCCTAGCACAGTGTTATGAGTAATTACGAAATCTTCTAAAACAAACCGCCTATTACCAGTAAGCTCAAACCCGTAGTAAGTTCCATAAGAAAGGTAAGAACACGTGAAAGGTATTGATTTTTTACTTCCTAAACTACCCTGTAAGAACATCAAAATTTTTTCTAAATAACTTGAATATACCCCGCCTATTACAATCCCATCTAAAACTCCTTTTAAAATCTTCTTTCTTTCTTGGATATTCCCATTTTTAATCTTGTTTATAGCAGCAAGATTTAAGCTTTTTCCTATAGAGTAGCACTCTTCCAGCGATTTTCCATTACTTTTCCAATGGCCCACAGGCTCAGTTCTACGATAAAGTCCTAATTTACATTTACTGTAAATGTAATCATTCAAAGGAATATCGAAAACTCCGATTATTTCTTCTAGAAAATTCTTTTTAAGCAAGGCAGTTCTCAGGGAATCGCAGATACTTACGCGGACGCGATTAGACGAAGGGCAAAAGTAAGAAACAGCATAAAGCATTCCTTCTTCTGGATTTTCAAGGATTTTTATATCATTTTTCACACAAAGTATATGAACTGAATTACATACGAAATTTCCGTCATCGTAAGAAATTTTAAACAAAGCGTCTTTACCTTTAGCTACACTTTTCACGGTACAAGGGTTTTTTCCTTCACCAAGTAATACGTCCCCAGGGATTATATCTTGGACTTTTTTGACTGCGCCGTCGTTCATAACTATCCCTGTATCAACACCGAGACATTTGCCTGTGCCTGTAGCGAGGCTTAAGATGCCTCCGCCTACACTTTTTTCTTTCTCTAACATACACTTGTTGTAGCAGGCAGATTGAACTCCTGGTCTTAAAGTAAAACTTTCAGCAGCGAATGAAACCGGAGAAGGCTCGAAGTTAACGTCTTCTTCAAAGTCTTTGAAAAGAGTGCTTTGCCTCGCAAAATACAGAGGAACTGTCAAGTATTCAGGAGTTTCTTGAAATACCTTGATTTCTTTAATGTCAAAGTTCCCAAAAGAGCTCACAGGGACCAGGGTAAGTTCTTTTTTTATACGGGCTTGAATTGTCTTAGTAAGTTTTGATTTGAGAACAGAGAATCCCCTTGAATCTACCGTAGCTACAGTAGCATCACCCATTGTTATTAAGATAATTTTTATTTTTAAGCAAGCAAAAACGCATTAAACTGTGTATCAAAATCTGTAGCACAGTTGAATACACAAATCCTAACGAGAACTGCTTTACCGACTTTTTGAGTATTCTCGAAGTTATTACTTCCAGAAAAAGTCAAGAACACTTTGTTAGCTGACACGTGGTAAACAGCCATAAAAGCACGAATGCTTCTAAATCTTGTGAAATTAGACAAGATGTCTGGACGTTGAGCTGTTAAACTATTTTTATAAATTTGAAGCATTGACATAATGTTATTGTATTACTTTCTTACTATCAGGTTTATAAAATAATTTTTTTAGATGGACATTTCAAATCTCAAGTTTGATTGTGGAAAGTATCCAATAAGGTCGAAATCTTCTACTGTAAGTTCTTTGAAGTCTTTATCTTTGACAGAATCGCTTAGCTTTAATGCTGGCGAAGGATGACAATTTCTTTCAATCATTTTCTCAAAATTATCGACGTGAGTCTTGTAAACGTGAGCATCTCCTGAAACGTAGAGAATTTCTTTAGGTTTCATATTGGTTTTTGCAGCTAGAATGCTGGTAAGTAAAGCGTAAGAAACTATGTTAAAGTTTATAGCGAGCATATCACTTGACCTCATATAAAACTGACAACTTAAGAATTTTTCACCTGCTTCTTCTTCTACATAAAACTGAGCTAAGACGTGGCAAGGAACTAATGCCGTAGCCCCAAGGTCTGAAGGATTCCAGGCTGATAAAATTATCCTTCTACTAAAAGGGTCTGTCTTGAGCTTGGAAATTATATCAGAGATTTGGTCGCACCCACCGATTTCTCCTACGGCTACATTGGAAGTATCTGCAAATTTTTCAAGATACTTAGCACCGAAGTGTCTCCACTGAAATCCGTAGCCTGGTCCAAGGACGCCAGTATCGTAATCAAGGCCTTGAGAATCTAAGAATTTTCTTGAAGTATTTCCATCCCAGATTTTGATACCCTTGTTTTGGAGTATCTTAGCATCAGTATCGCCTCGTAAAAACCAAAGAAGTTCTTCTAAGATAACATTGAAAGGAGTTTTTCTTACAGTTAACAAAGGAATACTACGAGAGATATCAATTCTCAAATTATTCCCAAAGAGAGACAAAGTTCCAGTGTTAGTCCTGTCTTGGCGTTCTTTGCCGAAAGTAAGGATATTTCTTACAAGCTCAATCATTTTACGTTCTTCAGAAACTTTCTCAGTTTTAGAGTAGTAAAGAATCCTGTAATTTATGTCTTCCTGTGTGAATTTAGAACTGTATCCAGACAAATAGTAAGAATCGTCAAAATGCTTCATATACTTAATAGTATCACTTGCACAGACTTGAATGTTGAAATTTTTCACTTCTGTGATGTAAAGCTTCTCAGCACACAATTTGTAATCGCTATTTAAAAATTTTGCATATATTTCAGAACCTCCTATTACGAACACGTTGGGCTTGTAAATATTGTATAAAAACTCAAAAGTTGCTAAACTCATAAAATAAGGGTAAGAAGTGTTGCCTTCTTCGATGTCTTTTGCTGTTGGTACGCTGAGAAGCATAGGGTCTGTTGTAAGAACGAAATTGTACCTGTCTTTGAGAGGTCTGTTTGGAATCGAAAAATAAGTTTTACTTCCCATCAATACAACATTTTTTGGAAGTAGAGATTTTTCACATAAGCTATCCTTCGTAAGATTCTTGAAAAATGAAAGGTCTTCTAGAAGTTTGACTATCAACTTCCCATTTTTACCTATTGCTAACCTGTTTTTGTACTGAACTACGCTAGCTACCAAATTAATCATACTATTAAGTATAAGTAGAATTTTCTCTTTAAATGAATTTTGTGAGATTTTTAAAAATCTTCTGAATTATTTAAAAATCTTCTAGATGATTTAAAAATCTTGTATACGATTTAAAAAAATATAAGGTTTACATATCAATACAGAATGAACTACCAGAACATCATCAGTTACGCAAGTATTTTCTCAGGTTTCTTAATCGTCGCCAATAACTTTTTAGGAAAAGAGTACCTTGATTTATTCTTGAGATTCTCTTGGGGGACATTTCTCGGGTTCGCAAGTATGACTTCTCTTGGGGTCGTTGGGACCGAGGGATACAAGTATTACTTGAAAAGAATTGAAGATTCTAATACCAGTTCTTACGACGGAATCGTCGACACAGATTGTCCTCTAATCATCGAACAAAAGATTTGCCGAGATTCTTTCTACTTTGTAAAGCTTGGAGACCTTGAATACGTATTCATAATTGTCCCTACAGAAAAGGAGGCAAAACTCCTCATTTCAAAAGAAAAAGAAGGGATGATTAGAGGATTGAGCCTTACAGTTGCCGATGAAAATTTGGAATTATCCTCCAAAGAGTTTTGGTACGGCACAGTAAAAATTATAAAATTATGAAAAATGATGAGCTTATTAGCTGCTGCAGATTAACTGCTAAAACTGATAGAAATCTCTCCATTTTTTATACGTATAATGTTATAATTTTTAGCAAACACAAAAGCACTTACAGGAAGTGCAGAAGTGATTAAATTTACGCTCAGTAAAGCGTGGGATACCCTGGAAAAATTCAAAGTACCCGTAGGATACCAAACCTCTGGGGATTCGCAAAAAGGCAAACAGTATATGAATTTTTCTGTACCACTTGTATGATACTTATTAACATTCAAAGTATTTAAAGAATTTCCAGATATTACCCTGTTTCTTTCTGTACCATCAAGTAGAAGCTTAGCATCTTCCATCAAGGGAAATATATCCGTGAAAACTATTCCATTTCTCACTCCAAAGTTAAACCAGTCATTGTTCTCTTCGCTGGCCTTTTCTCTAAATACCCAAATCAGTTCAGAACAAGGGTGGTTGAAAGGAAGGTCTATAGAATGAGGACCTCCTCGGGGGATGCCTTCATTCATTACAGCTTGTAGTTGAGATATCACGAATTCAAATTCTGTGTCAAATAATTTATTTTTTTCATTTTCATCGATGTACACGTAATCAGCTATCAATTTTGTTTCTAAAATACTCGCAGAATTAGGAGGAGTAAGACCGTCATATATCACACAGTTTTCAAATAATTCAAATTCGAAATGGATTGAAACTGTATTAAAACGCATAGCAAAGAGAGGCAATGCTGCTCCTAAATTTTTACAGAACCAGAAATCTAGAGGAACAAAATACTCTGTATCATACTCGGCAGTGTAAGGCAGTCTGCTAACGTGGGCGTATTTTCCTATCAAAATATTTTCCTTAGGAGTCTTTGATGACAATTCTTCCCAGATTTCAGCGTACAGTCCGTATCTTTTATCTATTATGTAATCACCTATCTGGATACTATATTCTTTGACTAAAACATTCCCAACACTGTTAGTCCATCCAGCGTAAGTCCCTGAAGTTCTTGTAAGCTTAGGGAGTTTCACATTCAGATAAATATTGTTGACATAATCTCCAAATTTGGGAATAATAATGCTCCATTTTTTCCCAAAATCCACATTTTCCTTAGGGTAAATGCTTATCTGGTCTTTTGAAAAATTAACATACTGATTGTAAGATTGTTTGATAAAATTCTGAGTAGGATATTTTGTAAGAAAAGCATCTTGTTGTCCTATAGCTTTCAATTGAAAAATCCCTCCAGTCATAACGAAGTTGTAGTAGTAATTCTAATTACAAATACATTACAAAAAAAAATCTGGTTTAGAACAATTTGTAAATTTAGAACAATTTGTAAATGACGAATAAAATCGAGAAAATTACACTTAAAAGAACGCTAAACAACAAATCTGTTTTCTGTAATTTTAACAAGGGGAACCTTAGGATACTTTTACTCAATTCGTTGTTTGTAGCGCCCATCAGTAACCCGAAGACTACCAGAATATCCATCCATTCAGATTTTTTATTAGTTCTTTTTTCATTAATTAGAAATTCAGGCTGAATCGATACTGCCGATACTACCGCTTCTTCTTCTACAGAAGAATCTGGTAAATCTGAAATTTTTGTAGATGACATAATCTTAACAATCCTCTTTAAAAGTCCTCTTTACATTACTCAAAATAAAAATTTCAAAGTTCTAACTCAACTTGTTTCTTTCTTCCAAGAATTTAGCATAGTCTTGATCCAATTGTGAAGGATTGTTTGAATTTTCGCTTGTAGGAACATCTGCTTTTCCTGCTAAGTTGTCATCAGTCATAACAAAAAAATCTTCTCTTTCTATCTTGCCTTCTGGAGGGAAAGGAGAATCTCCGTATATACTATTGTTCGTATTCAAGCCTACTACTCTTTCATACTCGTCGAACATGCTGCCAGACTGGATTCCAGAAATAACTTTTGCAACAGGTTTAACTTCCCTGGGCTTCTCGGTCCTTTTAGTTTGCCTGTCGGTCCCCATTTTACTCGCTAGCCAGCTAAAGGCTTCTGCTCCGACCTTTTTGCTGCCACCAACGACGACAGTAGGAACTTCTGTGATACCGAACGAGGCTACTTCTTGAGGGCGTTTCCCTCTCACTTTATCAACACATACAAACTTTGAAAATGAAGTCTCTTCCCCAGATTTCTTCAAAATTTCTATAAATTTTATAGAGTGAGTACAGTTATTGCTGAAGAATAATACGACAGTCATTTTTTATGTTCTTCCTTTACATTACTTAAAATAAAAAGATTGCTTTAAACACGCAAATTTCTACAAGCACTAACATTTCTAAATCCAAGAATTTTAGCAGCATTACAGTTAGAAATACTGTTTCCAAAACC